CCTTTACTCTCAACATAGATAATGTCAGTCGCAAGGTCTCCCCCAAGGTGGATATTGTTCACAATGCTTGTGATAAAGTCGTAAGATAGAAACATCACAGTCCAACCAGTGGAATGTGAAAGTGTTATAGGATTGGTAAATGAGAAGTAGGATACATTATCGGTAAGAGAGCCGCTGGTGTTAAAGAAGCTCACGCAGGGGATACAAGTGAACGCACTTCCCGATGGAATGTAGCGTGGCTTGTTGCCGCCGACGCCTCCACTGGATGTAACCGAGGCGGCTACGAGGGTGTTAGCCTGTGCCGATGCGTCAGGCCACGTAATCATTGGGTTGTTGAGGCCAAGACCTCCGCTCACGTCGCTAGACGTGATATTGTCGCCCTTATACCAACCTATTAACCCATCGGTGACGGGGAGAGTATCCGCTGCGGCAGCCTGTACTGTTACTAAGGCGTTAGTATCAGCATTGCAATTGACACCAACTAAACCATCATTGTCTATAGTAACAAGGGGGGTATCATCGGTATCAAGCACATTAACTAGATGAGCTAATGTTAGTTGGGCGGTCTTGTTTACCGTTATGGGAACTTTATTAGCAATTGGCGACCAAGCATGCTCGCCTTTCCACGACTCGCTCCCTGTAGGACTTATGGTTACATCAAGACGAGGGGCTGCGTCGGAGCGCATGGCGGTGGTGGCGGTGCCGACTGTGGGGGCAAGATGTACTTGTGCCACAGGCGAGGCTAGCCCCGTAACAGAACCGCTATTGTTGTTAGTCTGGTCGAACTTGCTAGCGGGTTCCTTAGAGAATAGGGGGGCAGTCCTCTGCACTAGGTCGTTAAACGCCCTTTGAAGTTGTTCTAGATCGCGCCGAAGTTCGGCACTATAGGTACGTAGACCTGTGAATGTGACTAACCCCAATTAGCCCTCCTCTGGAACCTCCGGGGGCTTAGCAGTTGCCACCTGTTGGGTTTGTGCCTTCTTTAGTGCTTGACTAAGCTCCTCTCGCTGAGCGCATAGTTCGATGAATTGACGGCCGATTGCTAGAATAAGGAAGTCGTCCACAAAGGCTCCTACTTGTCTCTTGCCCCACCGGCACTACGTGTCTTCAATACATAGCTAATAAATGGTGGTGAGGCTGTATTTGTTAGGTCTTTGAAACCAATGCTATGCCTATCACAGTATTGGTGCCAATATATTTGTTTCGGGAATTTTGTATGATCGCCTACAATGATTTTTTCTACGGTTTCTGTGGTGCCGCTATCCCGCGTGAATGTCCCTACCATAGTGAAGTCCTTTACTGGATCGTCGGCAAACTTAATGTTAGCAGAATCCGCAATGTGGGCCTTTTGGATTCCACCTACGTACATATCATTAAGATGCCATTGCCAAGGGACAATTCCAGTACTATCGTAACCATGGCTATCATCGGATGCTTGTGTATCTTCGGTAAAGACACGGCCCGTGGCCGTTGCGTCCCCACTATAACCTACCCAGGTGTCACTGACTACCGTGTAGTGGCGACAACGTGTACCCGTAGTATGAGGGCCGGTGATTATGGGTAGCTCCTTGCCATCAAAGCCCTGCTTCATGCGACCATAGAAGAAGTGATATTCTTGTCGTGTACCGTTAGTGGCTGTGAATAGCATTTCAAGGCGTCGTTTGTGGGGCTTGTCGTAGAGTTCAACAAGGGAAAGATCCACTCCCGCAAACGTTGTAGACCAGTCTAAGTCCTGGGACCACTCTTCGATGGTATTGACCCCATTAGTAATCCATAGCCCTAGGGAATCTACCGAGGCCACGCGGGTTTGCCCTGTGGAGGGGATAGTAAATTCAACACAGGCGAGTCTGCCAGAGCATCCACGTACATTGCTGACATATTCCTTGACACTGTTGTTGAACCCCCCTGGGTCGGCTCCTGTAGGCAGATAATTCACCATCATTGTATAGTTCTCGAAGAACACTAGCATTGTGCGACCACCATTGGTGATGGCTCCCGACCTAGTGACATCGTTGAATGGTGTCTGAAAGTCAAGGTAGTATTGTTCAGGGACTTGCTCAAGAGAATTGAGACTAACAGTGGCCGAAAGACTATAGTAGACTCGACGGGCCAAGGCAGGGTCAGAGGGGAAATAGCAGAGACACCCTTGAAATGGTAGGGTTAGATACGCAAGTGGTGGCTTACTGTAGTACGAGGCAAAGGTAGACTCGCCAGTGGGGTAAAGGATTTCTAGGATCTTGTATTGGTCAAGTAAGGCAATAGCTGCGGTATCGTCGGGGCGAGTAGTGAGGTTATCAGTCCAGGTGGTATCGTTTACCGATGGATTGCCTACCCTGTACATTACAGGATAACCCCCACCAGGAGTATCCACGGAACGCCATACAATGAAGTTCTGGGCAAGCGGATTTATGGGGCGGGGTAGGTTAAGGACAATAGATGTGGCATTCTGTAACCCCGAGGCAGATAGGTTAAGCACGGGACTCATATTGCTTTGGTGCTCTACGCCATCGCTATCGACGTATACTTCACTAATGCCGTATTGGATATCGTTGCTAGCTGTGTAGGCTCCACTAGCCCCCGTCGATACCTTGATATCGAACACCCTATGGTAACAATCAAGCCAGTGACCACTAACAGTGGTAAAGATAGATGACGATACTGTAGCTCTAACCCACAGTTGGTTCGTCATATTGAAACCATCGGAAAGGGTATAAACGTCGGCTACCGCATTCTCAAATGGCTGATGGCGAACAAACCCGCCTAGCACGGCCCAACTTGAACCCCCGTTGAGGCTGTATTCGACTTCCCACAAAGCACCATCGGCACCAAAATTAGGCCCTTGGTTCGCGGGTGTGATGGAACCATTGTGGAGCACACTTAGGACCCGACCTGTAGCTGCTAGATTCGATGTGAACTTCCAAATACAGGTGTTGATTCGCGGGGCCACGGGAGTCGAGCTTGTGCCGGGTAAAACGTGGTAGTTGTCGCCGGTGAATCCCCACGCCATTGTACTCTCGGGGGCGGGGGAGATTGTCGGGTTAGTAAAGGTAAATGAGGCCCCCGACAAGGCTAAACGTAATGGTTCAGTAATAGTTAGGTTCGTGGCGTCTTCAACACTTTGTACGGTAACTTGCTCGCCCGTACTAAAGACCAAGATTGTACCGGCACTCAGTTGGGTGGTAAAAATGGTGCCCAAGCCTATGATGGTCTGTAGCCCCACGGTTCCAGACACGGTGCCCACACCCGCTCCTGGCCCATCAATAGCAAGGGCTGGATCATGGTAACCAGAGGTTGACTGGGTAAGACCTCCACCTAACGAGGATGGTGCCCAACCTTGACCTGACGTAGCATCAAAGGTGCTTGGGCGTAAGGTTTGCCCACCACCAGAATAGGAATTGATGACATTGAGGGATGGTGTTAGGGCAACCTCCATGCCATTAAGTCTCCAATGTGAAGAGGGCGAGCTACCAGGTACAACGCCAGTCTCGCGAATGTAATTGCCGTCAACACCATCACAGCGAATCCATTCGTTCTTGAATCCGGTGTATTGAGGTATAGCAGTCGTAGATAGGCCAGTTAAGGTAGCTGACACGCTCTCAATACTGGTACCCTCATAGATACTACCCCCACTATCGACGGCGAATATGTCAGCTTGGCCGTCGTATTGGAGTTTCGTAATGGCAAGAACTGTTGCCCCCGTGGCCGTGGCAGTTGCGGTACGGCCTGGTAGCTTATAGAGGTGCGGGCTACCAACTCGGTATTCACAGGAGATGGCTTGTGATAGCTCTCCTGGTGCAAGTGCCGAAGGGTCTCGTGAAGTTACGAGACCCTTACTGGCATCATTAGATATCGGAGTCTTAGTTGTAGGTTCCATTAGGCTATAACAAATATCTCAAAGGTATAGATTTTAGATACCGTAGGGGCCATCAACATAGAAATAGTGATGGCGCTCTGGGAAGCAGTCCAGGTTACGCCACCAGTAGAAACACTCCCATTGCTACCACCTGTTAGTACATTCTGCACAACCATAACATGGGGCGTAGCCCCATAGGCAGAGGCAAAGGTGACCGTGAAGATTGCGGGATTGGCGGGAGTCCCTGTCCCTGCGGTAACTGTGGCTGTGCAACGAGTATCGGTGCCAGAAATACTTGCTGTTGGGGAGCCTGTGGTGCCCCACCCAGAGACGATAGCGCCTGTAGGGGTGTTGCCCACGGAAGCATCAATGTGGGCGGTCTTGAGGCCCCCGTTAAGGGTAGCCAGACCAGTTGCGGTGACCGCACCCGAGGCGGTAACGGCAGCAAGTGTTGAGGCCCCTGCGACGGTTAATGTACCAGATCCCGTGGTGGCGATATTGCCTGCAGTAGTGAGGCCACCTACGGTGGCGATGCCGGTTAGTGTAAGAGTGGTACTGCCTGTGATAGCGCCGGTAACATTGGTGGGTCCTAGGGCGTGTGTACCGGGGGCCGAGATTGCACCGGCATCTGAAATGGTCACGGCATTAGAGGTCATGCCTTCGGCAAGAATAAGTCCTGATGTATCATTCCAACGCACTACTTCGTTGGTAGCACCTACACCGTTTGCGGTAAGCCCGGCGTTGGCGCTTTGGACTAGGTACATAATTGGTGTACCTGCCGTATTGCGGACCAATTCCCAAATCGCTGTGCTAATAGCATAGTAGTAGCTATAGTCGCCGCTACTATCGCACGTAACTACTGAGTTTGTGATTGGACCTGATGTATTGGGGGTCGTATATATGACTGCGTTGGGAGTACCATTTTGTGTATAACTTGGTGGCCCACCGCTTTGCATACCAATATCTTTACCAAGGTTGATAAGAGTATTATTGACACTAATTGTACCAATGGTACCATCAAGAACTATGGTTTGAGCACCACTAGCGCCCGTGGTGCCGGTAATTACCTTATAGACCTTTGTGGTATCAAGACCAAGCATAAGGTATTCATTGGCCACAACAACACTGCCGTCATATACGGGAACCGTAGTGGTGCCGCTACCCGAAGTTGCGGCTCTACAAATAGCCCCTGGGGCGTAGGCATTGACAAAGTAGCCATTGCCGGGGGCCACATAGCTCCCGCTAACTACGCTAATTGTATTATTTCGATGGAGATTGGCCATGGGCCTCCTTAGAAGGGATAGATCGAGTACCCATAGTTAGGGGAAACAGATAGCTCGTCAATAAGGCGAAACCGGCGCTCGGCATCTGGGTGCATAATGTCAATACGTTGCAGGCGCTCTAGCGCTTCGCGTTCTAGACCACTGTAGACTTGCACACCACTGTCGTCCCCAAGGTGGGCGCACATGCGTTTGTAGGCACCATATAGGATGGTGTTCTCGAAGTAGTCTGGGATGTCGGCCGACGTTTCGCCCTGTGTGCTACTAATGAGGGGCAGGCGTTTGTAGTATTCGACAATCAACGAGAAGTTAGTGACTGTGTTGGTATCGGGGGCAATATCAAATTGGAGCCTACGGGTCTTTTCGTAGTTAAAGATAGTATAGACTGTGGGAGTCCCATGAATGGTCTGATTAGGACTAGTCATGGGGTAGAGCCGCTTGAAATGGACGTAAGGGAGCCCTTTCATAGGGGTATAGTTACCACTTGTTATGTGGGTCAGATAGACCAAGGACTCCTTGAAGAATAGCGGGTTAAGGGTTACGTACTGTTGGTCAAGGGTTAGAGCGAAGGTCTCCGAGGTTTTGGCCGACTCCCATGGGTAGGTATTCAGGTCTTTGACGGCATCGTCTAGGAACTGGTCAACACGCTCGACTAGGTTGGGGTCGGCAACGCTAAAGCCCTTGAGGGCAGCTACCTTTTCCCTTAGGACTTGTCGGGCGCTGATGTAGCTACCGGAGCCACTTCCTGAACTTGGGACGGTCGGCATATGGGTTTACCCTCCAAGACAGAGGTATAGAACTCTATCCGACTATAAACATGGTCTTTAGCTTGGCATTTGTCAACCACGAATTCGCGCGCCGAATTGGCCAAACTTCGCCGCAAAGCTGGGTCCTCCACTAAGGCCTCAATAGACTCTACCCATTGGGTGTATGTATTATCAACCTTGAGGCATGTGCCCTGTGGGGCGAGGCTATATGTATCAAAGTCGGTACATAGGAAAGCCGCGCCTGCTAGGGCTGCCTCAAGGAACTTTAGGCCGCTCTTGGATCGATTGAAGTCGTTCTTTTGGACAGGGGACAGTATGATGTCTGGGGCTACATAGCGAACGGCTCGGTTGAATGGTTCTACGTCCCTAGTAGGGTGGATGTAGAAGCAACGGTTGGCAAGTGGGTCTAAGCGATCCTGTACCCAGGGTAGGACCCAATCGGGTGTACCACCAAGGAAGAACAGTCGCAACATTGGTCGGCCTTGTCGCCCATCAAACTTAGCCATCGCGGCCTCAAGGGGGTCCTTGATGATAGCCCAGTCACCAAAGCGGCCGTTCCCACCAGTTACCATAACACGAACACTTTCATCTAGGCTTCGTTCGGGGGGCGTAGGACAGTCCCACGAGTCTACATCAATCCAGTTTTCTAGAATCGCAGATGGAGTATCCTTAACCAAGTAAGCGAGGGCCTCTGCTAAGGGTTTCGTAGACAGGGTAATGGCATTGGCATGAGCAAGCTGCGTTTTGGCGATGCGTTGCCCAATGGAGCTTGGGTAGAAGGACTTCCAGCCAGGATTATATGTGGGCACATGATCCAGGTCGTCGTCTACGTCTACAACGACAGGAATTTTGCACTCGTCCCGTATGCGATATATCGTGGTTGCTGCATCCATGACTCCTGTGTACCCACAGTGTAAGATATCATGCTTTTCGGCTTCACTTCGTAGCCATGAATAGAAGCTGCCTGCTTGCCGTACTGCCTCTTCGGTTTCGTCGTAGTTGAGGCAGGTAACATCGTAGCCAGCCGCCTTTAGGGCTTTAGAGGGTATGTCAAAGCGCCACCAGGAGACACCTCCATAAATAGAGGGTAGCATTAGGATTTTCATTATAGATCCTCGCCGCCGTCTTCGGTTACGCTCTTGCTAGCATCCCAAGGGTAGATAAAGTCGGCACCCTTTGCGAAGGTAAGCCTACCATCTTCTAACATATTGCCAATGAAGTTGTCTACAGCACAGTCCGTTAGGTGACCGTGTACTGGACGGATCTTGGGACGCCGCCAGGCCGGGTCATTGTAGCGGTATACATTGGTATCGAGGACCTTAAGGTATTGGTCCTTGTGGTCACAGACTACAATGGAGTTGTCCCGGCAGACTTCGTAGGTTGCTCGGTTAATGAGCCACGCAGGGGCACGAAATGCTGGGGCATCGATACCCCGCGTGCGGGCGCCAAGGATCTTGGCTTCGGCTTCGTGGTAGGGCCAGGCGAGACATTCACCGCGAGTGTGATGCCAACCGTGGGGGGCCAACGCAATCCAGGGGCGTTTCTTGAATTCGGCAATGGTTGCATTGGATGTACGATTAGGGATAGTGAACAGGGTACACACCAACGGTGGATACTTGGCCTTAAGCGTGTCAAGTTGTTCCAGGGATCGCTCTGCGATCCCATCGTATAGGTCGTCAAATTCAACTAGGTAGGTTAGGCCCATTTGTCGTTCTCCTTGCGGAAGCTGGTTACATGCTCTCGACGTACCCAAATCATTTCGATGCGGCTATAGCGTGGCACGTCGAGATGCATAAGCCACCAGGCGGGGTGACGAAACTCGTCTACCCACTCCGCAGGGTCGTTGTGGTGAGTGAAGTGGGATGGATTCTGGTCAAATCGTTGTTCGTCTTCTAGGTCGGTTAAGACATAGTAACCGATTCGGCTAACGCGCTGCATCTCGGTGGCTGCGGCCTTCAGGTCATAGCAATGCTCAATTGCTGTACACGAGAAGGTCCAATCGAATTGCTGGTCATCGTAGGGGAGGGCTTGTAGGTCGCCTACTATGGCTTCGCCACGTAGGTTAGCTGTGGCCACAAACTCCGGTACGATATCGATACCATGAACTTCGGCTGCTGGAAAGTGGGAGGCTAGGGCTTCCATGGCGTAGCCCGTGCGGCAGCCAGCGTCTAGGATGGAGTCACATGGAAGTCGCGCTTCCTTGATCCACTTGGCCAGTCGAGCGGCATGGACAATGGCCTCCTCATAGGAAGCCTCAATGCTACCATCACTATGGCGGTTGTTGACTTGGTATTGGGCTTCTACGTAACCTGTTGGTTCTTCCATTAGCTAGCCACCTTAAATCGAAGATCGTTAACGAACGGAGCAGATTCGGGGTGTTGCTCTAGATACTTTGGTTTCATATAGTAGAGAGCTGTGCTGCCACGGTCAATCAATCCACGAACAGCCTCTACGAATAGGAATTTCATGACCCCAAGTCGTAGATAGTTCTTGTGTCCCAAGGTGCTAAACACTACAGACTCTGGACCATCGGAGGCCAGTTCTAGATAGGCAACGACGACCCCTGTAGGGGTGTAGACTTGGATAAGATCATGATACCCCTGGGTGTGCTCGTAGTAGTCAAACGGCCACTTGGAGCCTATCGTTTGGCTTCCCATATTGGGGTCGGTGTGGCCAATAGTTAGGTTAATTGGTCTACCCTGTTTTTCTGACCAGCTATGCCAAATAGCCGCAATGTCGTCGCGCTGGGGCTCGGTTGTCCACTTAGCTACTAAGCCGTTTCGTGTAGCTTTGTTGCATTGGGTCCGCACATCTTTATCCACGGATTGTAGGTATGCCTCTATCGTGTCTGGCAACGCCAGACACAAATGGTACTTCTTCCAATATTGTGCCCAAGCTTTGGTTATTTCCTTACGTGGAATCATGGCGCCACACGGGGATATACGGCATGTGTTGGTAAAGTGCGTGGTCCTCAAAGTGCCTCGGATCATCGTGGACTTGCGTGTCGGTACTCTTGGCGTGTCTGACACGAATGTGTTGGCAGTATGCAAGGAAAGTAATGGGGACTACATTCATAGCCCAAGCCCCGACACCTCCGGCATCGCCACCTCCCATGGGGAGCCGCACATCGCTAACATAGGGCTTCTCTTTAAGAAGCTTTACTGAGGTTAAGCGACAAATGCCCCCAAGGGGACCTTCTACGAACTTGACCGGGATTTTCTCGATTTCCACTTCGTTGAACTGAGGGGGTTGCCAACGAAGGCCCTTCACCATGGGCGAGATAACCTTGTCGTCACCTAGGGCGACGGCAGCTTCAACGAGTTTGGCCAGCCATCGTTTGGTGATCCACTCCACATCATCGTCAACACGAAGCAAATAATCGTAGCCTTCGGCAATTGCTCGTGCAATCGCACGGTTGGTTGGCGGATGCTGACCTTCATTATGTGGGCTTACTGTGAAAGAATCTACAACGCCGCTCATGTGACAGGCTTTAACCATGGCGAGACCGCTTGTATTCTCTCCATTGACGTGTACGGTCCAGTGGAGGCCATCGTAATCGCAGGTCTCGCGCCCACGAGTTAGAGTCTCTAGGAGCAACCGGCAGCGATCAGGCGAGTCGGCTCTGGTGATTGTGTAGGCTAGGACGCGGTTAGCCATTTGGGGCCTTCTGAAACTGATAGAAACCACCTTGGACGGTGTTCTCGAAAGCTTCCTCCTCGAAGATACCTTCCATGGGAATCCTGGTCTTTGGGTCGCTACCATAGTCTAGTCCTATAAAGTATCCGCCAGGACGTAGTATCTTGTAGGATTGGTGCAAAACCCACGTTCGGTCCTCGTAGCCGATGTGGTTCATACCCCAAAAGGTGACTACACACCCAAAGGTGTCTGGTTCAAAGTAGGTCCACAAATCTCGCATGTCGATAGGGGCAACGTTGGATAGACCCGCTTCGCGACCCCGCTTACATTCACCTAGATGAATGGTACACCCATAGAGTTCATTCTTTGGTATGCCCTGGGCTCTTAGCTCAAGCAGCAAACCCCCAGAGCCACACCCAAGATCAAGAAGGGGCCAGCAATCGTTACGAAGTAATCGGTCGCGTACAAAGGTGTATACATTATCACCGTGGACTGCTTTACAATCATATGGAGGCACATACCGATTTGTGTGCTTCGCAATCTTGATTGAGAAGTCGGCTATTTCGTCCCCATATTCGGGGTGACCTTCGTGGCGATTAGACACGAGTGGAGGTATTGGTCGTTCGGCCGCTTCTAGCGGCGCAGCCATGAGATCCCGGTATGCCTGTGTTACCATTAGGCTCGTACCTCTGTGGGTCGCTCCTGGGCCGGGCGAGTTAGGCTAACATTGTCGCCTGTGATGTGGTACACTTGTACGATTTTATCTAGCGGCTTAAAACGCCACCCAACAGCAAGCAAGCCGTCACTTACAAGATAGAAGTCGCCAAATCTACGTCGTGTGTCATCCCAAATTCGACCGGCCGCAGCACCAAGTCGGTACAACGCACCTTTGGTGACCAAGAAGTCACTACTATCAATGAAGTTAAGCATGGGTTGGTTCCCAGCTAGTCTTACTTGTGCCATCTCGTCCCAAGGTACAAGGGGGCTTTCGCCTTCAAGATCCTTGAGCTTAAGCCCCCCACTCTCTTGAGGACACTCAGGGTCGCACACGTAGCGACGACGGCCATAGACGAGATCGGGCCACGATTCGCCCTCTTCCATGGCCTCTACGAGGTCTGCCAACGCAGTTGGCAGCCACTCATTGTCGTCATCAAGGTTGGCAACGTAGGTTCCACGACAGTTTTCGGTAGCTACGTTGCGTGGAGTACAGTAATATCCTGTGTGTTCTTCGATAGCTGCGGGGTAGAAGTCGATGCCAGCAGCCTCAAACTTGTCGGCGTATTCCTCATAGACTGCTGATGTAAGGGTATCGGCTGGACCGTCGTGAATACACCAAACTTCCATGTCTTGGAAGGTCTGGGCAAGTACACTGTCTAGGGCTCTACGAAGTAGAGTCGGGCGTCGGTATGTCGCTACAATTACACTGACAAGGGGCCATTCACGATGTGGGGGATTTGGGCAATCCGCGTCGGCCGTGTCGAGTAAAGAAATCATGTAATTCCTCTGTACGTCTCAAAGAACCCACACTAAGGAGCATTCCAAGCACGTCCATTACGCCTTGGTGTGGTTCCTTAATGTGCTTATTCTCTTCGTAAATACCACGCGAACTTTCAATCGGGATCTGCCCATTAAACCAGGCAGCCTCACAAACGTGGCTGTCGCGCCAATGGTCGGCTTCACTATAGCCGGTGTCTACTAGGCGTGAAGGGTCGCGCCGGGGCAAGCCCCGGTCAAAGACCCCAATCTTCTTGGGATCACTATTGCGGTCTCGATAGTAGGTAACTATTGCGTTGCTGGCTTGGTTGCGGCGAATCAGGGACCTTAGGTCATCCCAGGACATTCCTCGTTCACGCATGTTGGCCTCGGAGGGAGTGGGGAGGAGCCCTTAGGCTCCTCCCCGATTGGTTATGAACTGGCCTTGGGGCTCATGTTCGGTGGGTTGTGTGCTGGGCTACCGAAGCTCTCTGGGGTGACTTCTGGGCGGCTATCGGGCTGCCTATTGTCGGTCCCTGTGCAAGCTGCGGTCTGATCTGTGACGGTCTCGTCAGGGGCTCCCGGCCACTTGCCAGGAACGCTGCCTCCAACTCCATACTTTCCAAATACACTCATAGTATCTCCTTAGAACTTGGTGTAACCAGTTTCGATGCGGACGTAACGGCATTCGCTACCTGTAACGTTCGGGGTAGCGGACTGAAATCCACGAATAGGAGCGAAGAAGACCTTCGCGGCTACTGTGGCTAGCGAGTTGTCGGCGTCAAGGGCACCAGCAGAGCCAAGGCCCTTAACGATAACGCGGCCGGTCATCTGGTCCATCTCACAGACGTAGTAGGCTTCCGGGGCAAGTAGAAGGTTCTGATAGCCCGAGTGACCCACAGACACGCCGTTTACAGCATCAAGTCGCTTGACGTTTGTGGTTTCAACAAGACGGGCACCGTAGAGTCGGCCGATTTCACCACGGTAGGTGTTTTCGATCATCTGGTCGGTGCCGTACTTGTGTAGATCGGTCCACGCACCAGCGTGTCCAGTCGAAAGAGTTTGCTTGATGTTGTAGGTAACTACCGGGTGGACAAGTAGTGGGAAGTTCCCGTCGGGCCACCGTGGGTTGTTAGCGGCACGAAGCTTGGTAACGCCTCGAATAATGTCACTAACCTTAAGGACTGAGGTTTGTAACACCGACCCATAGACTGCGGAGCTTCCACCAAGCCAGGCACCATTAGAGATACCCGAAAGGGCGGTTCTCGTGGCGGTGTCCATCTGCAAGGCTAGGTCTCGGCTAATGTCGCGGATGGCGAACTCGGTCACGTCACCCAATGTGGTGAGCAAGGCGATATCCGAGTTGCCGTATACCCCATTGTACTTAGCAAGTGTGCCAGATACGAATTGAGCACAAAGGGCCTTAAGCTCGGAGGTCAAAAATGGAATACCGTAGGAGGCCGAGGAACGAAGTGCTACCGTTCCGGTTTGCCTCTTGAGGCGCGTGATTTTGATGGTAATTCCGAAGTTCGGAGGAATTCGGCGCTTAGCACCAAACTGATACATGAAGAGGCTAGGATAGAGGGATTCAGCAAAGACTGCATCCCAATAGCTGGGAATCATCCCACCGCCACCGCCTACTGGGCCGATGCCGGTTCCGCCTCTAGTTACTGTTACTGCCATGGACTACTCCTTACCTCGCACTATCGTGCAAGGTCGGAGGGGTTTTGTCCAATATTAAGACCGTGTTTGTTTGCAAACGCTCGTAGCATGCGAGCCCGCTCCCCGGTTTCAGCCGGGGCATTCATGGCGATTGCATAGTCGCGTTGCCTTGCAGCTTCTAGGGCTGCTTCGGTTTGGTCTTGCACGTTGGGTGTGTTCCCCTCAATGTATGTTACTCGGTTTAGGATGCGATTCTGAGATTCGGCTGGGCCTGGATTGGGTTGCCCCTGAAGGTTGCCATTCCCATTGGTTGGCTGGGCGGCTGTTTCAGCCGCCTTGAGGGACTGAATAGCCGCTAGGCGCTGCCCTTCGGGCAGGCCGTTTAGCCACGGGTTCTTGGCTCCAATACGGAACTCATCGAGTTTGCTAATGCCAGCATTTGCACGGGCCTGTTGAATCAATTGGCGTTCTAGTTGCGACACACGATTCATGGCCTGTTGCGCCTGGCCAGCATTGAAAGCTGCCATTTGGCCCACGGCTCGCTCGATTACGTTTCGTGCTGTTTTACCATCAAGAAACTCAGACTCATTGACCCCCTCGAAGGGATCTTGAAACTGAGGCATTGGCATCCCATAAGGCGCTTGGCCGAATGGATTCGGTGGACCCTGCGGTACCCACGCCTGTTGAGGCTGTTGAACGTTAGCTTGAAGGGACTCATATTGAGCCATCAGGCCATTAAAGGCTTCCATTAAATCGGCTTCGCGCTTTCGTGCAAGACCCTTCTCGTTTTCACTTTGGCCATATAGCTGTTTCCACTTTTCTACCTCATTGGGTTCGGCAGGCTGTTGTACCTGTGGCTCTCCCTGTTGGGCAAAGGCTAGTGGATTAGTAGCTCGGGCTAGAGCCTGCTGGGCTTGAATTTCAAGCTCCGCAATAGAGGGCTGGGTAACACCAACACTTCCAAGGGGCGCACTGGTTGTGCCAAACTGCTCCTCGTAAGTTGGATTGCCGTTACTACCCATTCTAGCACCTTGAAGATCGGCTTCGGTGACTCGTTCTACAGAAATCGTCGGTCGTGGTTGCGTTAGTTCACCCATATGGCCCTCCTAGACCTTTTATAGCGACCGCCCCTTAGTCTTACCACCGCTAAGTCTGTTACAACCGCTGCGGTTGGCCACCTTGGGGTCGGTGGGGGTGATGGACCTGTGGCCTGTCAGAGCCTCCATATCCATCGTTGCTTCAATATGTTACTTAAAGTTCATTTGTCAAGTTGCCCATTACATCGCCCCCATATACGGGGGCGTTAGCTAGGCTCTCGTCAGATTCTAGAGCCTTAAGCATCTGTTCATAATCACGATAGATGCCTGGCACATAGCCCATAAGCTGCTCTACAACGTAGAGCACGGCCCGTTGTTCGGGCTCATGAGTATGCCCATGGGCGTCCACAACGCCTCGCTCAATAGCGGTTCGGGTGCCCTCACGAAGCTGACTTAGGCGAAACTGGTAGTCCTTCCATGCCTCACTCGACTCAATCTGGGCATATAAAGCCTTTTGCCGTCTTAAAGTCGTAAAGGCTTCTAGGTTAGACACCGATATAGCCGCCCAACCCTGTTTAGCTAGGAGTTGGTCAACCCAATCTCTTCTAAGGCTCTCTTGTCTACAAGTTTGACAAGTTCGGGTGTTCCACCAGCATTTGAATCTCTCAAGGCTTTTTCTACCCACCATTGTTTTTTCCTATATGCTATCTTTCTCTTTGTTTCTTCACTATGTTCTCGCCCTAACCAAACCTTCGGTCTGGGCAGATAGAGGAACCTACGTAGATTCCGCCATCCCGGCGTTTACTGGAAATCAGGTAGATATACCCAAGCATAGTTTAAGGTAGGGCTGGCCCCATCCCCCCAATTGGACCGCCACTAAGACCCGCCCCAGCGCCACCTTCAGGCATATTTGGAACTGTCTCTGGTGAGCCTTGTCCCGCCATGCCCCCGCTCCCATCTAATGATGGCCCTATTGGCCCCTGCCCAGGAGCCCCTTCTGGTGCTCCCTGCGGTCCAATAACTTGCATGATTTGCTGCTGCGTGCGTTGGTTGTCGAGTTCTTCTTGTGTGAGCATGAATCGGTCTACATTCTTGATGCCCTCGTCAGCAAGCAATTGCCTAAAGATAGGAATGGGCTTGGCCACTTGGGCGAAGAACGGGTTTTGCAATAGCCCCATCACTAGCTGACTTCGCTGCGTGCGGGCCTGCTTGCTAAAAGCGGTGAAGCCGCCACCGACGCTAATGTCAATGGGGGCCTGGATGTGGCGAAGATCGATGGTGGCGTATTCCTCGCCCATCTTGACCTTTTCCTCGTCCGTCATCCGCATACGGAGCCATTCCCAAGTTCGCTCCAAAAGTTCCTTTTGGAGATCATAGCCAAACAACATGTTCTGCAAGACGTGTCTTGCATTGCCTTGGGTAAGGTCGTTCTGGTTCTGGGTAGCTGTTTGGGGTTGCGAACTGCCCACCCCCTGTAAGCTTTCGGTTGCGGCTGCCGCGTGTTCGGCCTGGGTTTGCCGGTATTGGTCCTCTTCCCAAACTTGCGGCAGCAATGGAGCGCGCGGGGTAATGGAAATGACTTCGTTGAGCTTTACCCCTGGCTCCATCTTGACTTCCATGTAGCCACCAGGCTTGAAGTACATGGAGTTGTCGCTGCCTAAGGCTCCTTGCTTGATTAGCATGGATTGCCAAATCCCAAGGAACACTTCGTCAAGCCGCATATTGGCGAGTCGGGTTTGCTGGTCGGCCATCGGGCCAACGTAGTAGAGGAAGCTTTCCCCAAAGACGAGGCCAGGCAGGCGAATGGACTTAATGGGGAAATATGGGGGCTTACCATCGGGGGTTGGTGCTGGAATGTCTCGTAGCACGAATCGCCCATTAGCAATGACTACAAGCCGCCATTCGGCTCCGTCCTTACCTCGTAGGTCGGGTCGGACCCATCCCCAGCATTGGCGAAGTACCACTCCAATACCATCGCGTTGGGGAGCTATTGTGTTCCACGGAATACCTTCAAGGAACGAGGTGAGCGGGTCATTGGAGATTTGGTTGCCATAGGCACTGCCATAGGCAGAGCCCGCGCGTGCTTGGGCCATTTCGTCGTAGGCATTGTTGGGGACTTGGCCTCCCTCTAATGATGCTTCTAGCATCGCGAACTGTTCTTTGTCATAGATTTTGAGGTACTTCTGAGTCTCTTGGAGTTCCTCCAAAGTGGTATCAATTTGCTCAATGTAGAACTGGCCGCGACCCGAAGGGTCTGGCCACATCTTGTCCAGTGGTACCCAATCGAACTGTGGACCGTTGAATGTTCGCTCGTCCACCATCTGTTCTTCGATGCCACCAACCGGCTCGCCGGTTTCTGGATGTTCTACCGTTACCGGCATCATCACCTTGCGGTGCATCCATTTCTCTTCCCACATGACCTTGCCCCAAACGTGGCCCATAATGGTGCAATACTTGATTGCATCATGGATCTTGGGGAAGACCTTCATTTGGTCTACCTTTTGGCGCAAAAGCTGTTGGCAGAGGTTTTCGTACTCTTCGATCCTAGCGTGGCGAGCCTCGACCGTGAACCAATCGGGGTCTTGGAACATGCCGATTAGATATCGGGGTAAGATCGTTTCCACGATCTTGAATGGCGTAGGGATGTACTCGTTACTTCTCCACCACTGCGACGGATCACGCAATGGCGTAATCTTGCTGCGGTACCAACCCCAATAAGCTCGCCACCGTTTCCAGTGAATGAGCTTGAGTTCTTCCGAGTTGTTCTGGCGGCGTATCCAGTAACGTACCCGCTGGTCTAGATGGCTAAAGCTATCCACATCAGGGGTATTGCCCTGAGACATGCGGGATGCTGGACTTAGGGATACAGTTTCAGGAACGCCCAATGGTTACTTACCTTTTTGCTTACGTTGTTCGGAGAGCGCAATAGCGATGGCTTGCTTACGGTTGCTTACCTTTGGCCCATGTTTGCTACCGCTATGAAGCTCGCCTTCTTTGTACTCGTGCATGACCTTCTTAACCTTGTCAACCATTAGAATAGCTTTCCTCGCTTGATTTCGGCCTCAGGAACTTGTTCGGCCTGTTGGCGAACCTTGATGTTTTTGGCCGATTGGCTAAGCAACGGCTCTTGAGGCTTCGCTGGAAGCCCGCCAGTGGCCTTGATATTTGCCAATCGTCCCGTAGCCACTTGCTTTACTGTCTTGTTGCCAATGCTGGCCATTAGAGTCCTCTTTTCTTGTTTGAGGCGCGGAGCGCCTGTGCGTTTTCTTGGAGCGTACTTTTATTGGTTGTGGCTCGCCGCTTTGCAGCATTTTCAGAGATGTCTTCTGCTTTTCTTAGATTTTGCATTGGGGTTTCACCGCCAGCAGATATGGGAAATGCTAGGGGGTTGCCTAGCATATTGGCGCGGTATCGGTCGTCCAGTTCCATTTGCATGTCAGGACCGGCCTGCCGGTATAGCCGCGTTGCGCGGCTAGCGGCTTGTTCTTGAAATGGTGTAGGCCCGGTTTGCGTGGGCTGCCCGAAGAAATCAATGAGCCCTCGCGTATACTTATCACCTACAGCTTTTTGGGCTGCCTCAATAGCTTTCATGGTTTCGGCATCAAACACCGGCATTAGCGTTTTTCCTTTTTGGTTTTGGTGTAGCCCTCACGAATTGCCGCCTTTGCCTCACGAGCTTCTGTACGCGCGATTTTTGCAGCCTTTTGGGCTTTGTCATATTTCATCTTTCGCTCTGTTCGGCTGATTACCAACGTCTTGGGGGATTTTCGTTGTCGGCCCCATTGGGGTTGACACGGTTGAATCGGCTCTGCCAATCTACCATACTGCATCCATCGTAGTATACGTGCCCAAAGGGATTGCCATTTTCGTCGCAATACTGTGGCTGTGTGCCTAGTTGAGCAATGTCAACTTCGGATTCACCCTGTCCAACTGTGCCCTTGCCACGTAGGTTCATCAAGCTAAACTTGCCTGCTAGTCCTGCCATGTTACCTCCTAATATTGACGGTTGCCAAACGGGTCTCTACCGTCTTTTTGTATCACGGGTTGCCATTCTATTTCGCTTGGCATCTCGCTTGGACCTTTGCCTTCCATAAAGGTATCCAGCCTTAAATCTATGTCTTCCCCAAAAGGAGTCAAGCGCCCGTCACGACTGTTGGTTTCGACTTGGGCCTGGCCATGGGCTAAAGCCACCGGGTTAGTCCAGGCGGTGCTAATTTGGCTAGGTGGGCTAACAACGTCCTTCCAGATCCCCGACTTTCCAGTCGGCGGAATAATTCGGATATCTGGGTGGAAGAACAACGCCAAGGCGTCAGCCGCGTCGTCGTGGCCCCACTGACCCAAATGGGTCAGTTCGTCCACAATGACCTTGTGCAGGTCTTCGGGAAATAGCCCCTTGACGAAGAAAATCTTGCGAGCCATGGCGGGGCCTTGCAAGGCTTCGGTGATTCGGAGGTACTTCTTGCCTTGCCCAATGACCTTTAGTGGGTGCATGATGACTGGCTTGCGGGCATCGTTGAACCAGCCTCGCACCATGGGGAACATGGTTCCTTCGCCAATCTTTTCCTTTACGAAGTTCTGCACCCCAAGGTTCTTGGGATTGTCAGCCATGCTAAGTAGCACCTTACGAAATTCTTCTGTTCGCCAGGCGCGGGAACGCGCCCCATCGGTGAGGTACAGTCTACCTAGGTAATCAACGTGCCCAACGAGGATAACCATGTTATCGCCCTTGAATAGGATCTGTTCATCCTTTAGGGCTGTGTCCACGCACATGGCGCTAAACACCGTAGGTGGCATCATCTGTTGGTCAATCCAAGTGTTGAACCAAATGTCGAGGAACTTCTGGTCCTGCGGGGCTTGTACCATCGTTTGGTATTCGCGATAGAAGTAACCCTCACCCTGTGCCTGATTGGATGCACATTGCTCGCGGATCTGCATTAGCTTCTCGCGAGTGAAGATGGTGGGTAGGATCGGTTCGCCCTTCATGTCAGGCTGGCCATCGGACTCCAATGAGGCTCGTCGCACATGCTCGAATACGGGTGTGGGGGCTTCCCCATCGTTGGAGGTGGCTTGGCCACTGCCGATGGCATAGTAGTCATTATATGACTTCGGTGTTCCTACAACGAACATCATGTCGTAGCGAGGGTTGATGTCCAAGATGGGCACTAGCTCGTTAAGATGCGTGTTGTTCTTGTCAGCTAACTCTGGGTTAGCAACCTTGTCTTCTGATACTGCGTCATCACAGATGATGATGTCAGCACGGCAACCGATAAGCGGCGCGCCCGTGTACGTGGTACACGCCGTGGGGTTTTGCTCGATAATCGTTCGCAAGGGATGCACGAAGTCGTATTGCGTGCCAATGCTAGCATCGAACACAAACTCGGGGAAGAATTCCGCAAAGCTCTTGTTATCCGTGAACTGCTTCTTTAGAATCCCCATCATCTTCTTCGCAGTGCGATCAAGGGCGGTCACAATCAGGATTCGAACGTTGGGGTCGCAAACGATTCGCCGCACCGTGTGGGCATAGGTAAGAAGGTAGGTTTTCCTGTGCCCACGGGGCACAATGACCATCTTGCGTGCGCCAGGCTTTGCCTGGTCAATGAAGTCTGCTAGTGGCTTGTGCAACGGCTCGTAGAGCCCGCTTTGCGGGGTATTGGGCCACAGCACCAAGTTGGCCATAGCATAGGTAGACTGCATGGCAAGCTCGCGGGTGAGTTGCCATTCCTGCTTGCGCAGGCTATGAAGTTGGCGCTTTTGTTCCCTGGTGGCTAGTTCAACCATTAATCGCCTGAGCAGTTCTCCACGAGGGTTCTACAAAGTGGACAAAAAACTTTGCACTGCCTGTATTGACAGGCAGTGCCACAGTTTGGGCAAATCATGCTATCCCTTGACGCGGTTAAGCTTGGGATTGGCTTTCTTAGCGGCTGGCGATGCGTGCCGCGTAGCGTTGGCTAGGATGGCCCCAGCCGATTTCTTGCTATAGCCTTCGCCTTCGATTTTCTTTTGAACGGCCTTGAAGCTCATACTAACCTCCTGATCGTCTATCCAGTCGTAAAGTGCTAGAACAATCCCCCCAACGATAGCCATGAAAGCGAGTACCTCCAAAGAGCCAATGATTCGGTCTGTGTATGGGTGTGGGAGGCACTCGTTCATGGGAGGTTAGTTAATTTTAGGGACTTGAATGTCTCCTGTGTGCCCACCAACATGTAGGACACTAAACAGAAGCCATAGGACGATCCCAACGACTACGACAACGTTTAGGATCTTCTTGATCTTGTCATCCATCGGGATATACGTGTTGACGAGCCATAACAGCACGCCAATGACAACTAGAGTGATTGCAAGGCCAATTAGGGTCATAAGGGCTCCAAAGTAGGAAAGCCCTCTTGCGAGGGCTTTCCAGTGTTAAATTGCGTTAACTACTTACCGCCTACGGAAGGCGCTCGGTCCAGCTAGTGGCTCAACCTCGGTGCTGATGCTTACCGTATTGGCCTTGGTCTGCGCTGGCGAAATCCACTCGGCAACCTGAGCGAAGTCAATAACGACTGTCTCCTGGGTGTCGGGTGTGTTGGGGTCATCGGCAAGAGCCGAGCCCGAGATTCCCGCGAAACCGGCTACATCACTACGGAAGTGCAGTGCTACCAAGGTTTCTACCTTGGTTGGATCGGCTGCCGTGGGCTGCTCAACCTTGGGGTCCTGAGTCATCGTGCCTACGCCGACGCTCGTAACTGTTGGCTCACCGTCGATGGGGCCGTTGAAAAGTAATGTTGCTTTGAATCCTTCTACTCCAAAATGATACTGTGCCATATGCGTCTCCTTAAAGAGGTTCTGAAACTGTTGAAATAGCCACTCGTGTGGCCTTGGGTTGAACGGGCGGTGTTAGCACTTTCAAGAGTGCCTTTAAGGTCGCGTCGATACTAGCCACGCTATTACTGATTGCATGAAGCTCTTTGGTTTGGCCTTTTTCGATGCGACGGTCTTTGGGGTCGGCTTCCGTTTGGAAGGCAACCCGCGCTTTTGGATCGTTGCTTTTCTCATGATTATCGTGCATTCTACCTCCCGCCTCTAGTATAGAGTCAACAAGTTATTATAGCAAGCTAGTTACCCAGGGTTGGTGATTTCTTTAGCCAGCCTTCGCTTATCTTACGTAAGACGGAGATGTTGAGGTAGCCGCCGCAAAAGGCGCTCATCAAGTTGAGTTCGTTGTATTCTTGCGCTAGCAACACAAGAAAGGGCGTTGTCAGTGCTGCCGTGAGAATCGTGCGGCCCTTCGTGCGAAATACCTCTCCGATTGACCCCATAGATTCGTCTGCTGGATTAGCAGCCGAAGAAAGGATGTATATGGCCCATCCTAGGTACCCAATAGCAATGTACCCCCACGGGACGCCGTTAGCTAGAAAATTGCTCACTTAGCTTCCTGTTGTGATCTTATAGAGCAAGTAGCCACCCATGAGGAAAACCAGCACCTTGACAATGATATCAAGCATCGGGCCGCTTGCGGCTCTAGTTTCGCGTAGCTCTTGCACTCGCTTGTCCACAGCGTCGAGGGCATCCTTGGTAGCAAACTGCCCGGCTTGCCGGTTCAGTTGCTCCCTAAACTCGTTCATACCTTCGAGTCGGCGGTCCATTTCAAGCTTAGCCACGCGGGTGGCCTTGTCTAGGCTCTTTAATCTGATTATCAAATACTTCTTTAGTGATACGTCACCCATGGTTATACGCCAAAAGGTGCCCCATCATCGACTACTACGCCAAGTTCAATAAGCAATGCAAGTAGTTGGTTCATTATGCCTCCGCGAAAGGGTTGCTGTTGCCCCCAATTTGTAGTTCGGCCTCGGCTGAAAGCGGAAGCCACATGTCATCCCATAGGGTTTCAATAGAGACGTGTGGCTTGTCAAACTCTCGGGTGATCGTATGCAGACCCTTGTGGCCTAGCGGGGCCATGCAGTATCCCGCGCCAATGCGGTGCGGGCAGGCTTCGTTCTTTATGGTAGGCATAGCTAACATTAGGCCACCTCTTTAGTTCTAGACCGCGATAAATATATAATCGCCTTCCCCAAATAGTCAACCGATTGGCGTGGCTACGAGCCATCGTCACTATCCTCAGAAATAAGAGCGTCTGTGAAACCACGTTCAGCAAGTCTAAGTAGTCCAAGGAGTCTCAAATTGTCATCTCCCCACATCGATGTGGCGGTAGCTAGGCTGGCGTGCCCATAGTGAATCGAGCCATCGTCCATTGTCCAGGCCACGAAGATGTTGCATACCTTTTGCTGGTTGGCTAGTTGGCCAAGTTCAATAAGGGCTTCACCTAGGTCATTCTTTGATAGCTTGTTTTTCTCGCGGGCAGCCGCGAAACTGATTACGTTAGTCGTCGGGTTCGTCGTTGGCGGGTTCGTTGGCTTCATCTAGTACAACCTCTGCGGCAGTGGCACCGGCTTCGGCCGGTGTTCGCCCTAGGGACTCCATAAGTTTCTTGATGTTTTCGCTTCTCTTGCTAGCTTCTTCGGCAAGGGCTTGGGTAGTGCGCGGCATCCGCGCACCTTTCTTGCGGCTGAAGCCCTCACGCAGTTGCGTGAGGAAGGGGGGCATCCTTAGGGTCCAGTCTACTCGGTCCTTAAGGGCTACCTCGTCGCTGCCAAGGGCTGTTTCCAGGTTGATGGCGCCGAGCACCGCTAGCACTTCGGCGGTCATGCTAAAGTCGAGATTCGTTAGCCCCGTCTTTTCGGTGCGTTCTGCCGTGGTTGGCAGGGCTCTAAGGATAGATTTGATAGGTATAACCTTGGGTCGGCCCACCTTTTTGGGGGTTGTTTGCTCGTCTTCCACGTCCAGCGGAAGGGGGTTGGGTGTTTTGCTGGCTGGCATACGTGTAATGTAAGCCGCGCTTTGCGCGGGTCAAGGAAAAATAAAAAATGGCGGGAAGAGGGTTAAATATGTTCCTCGCGCGCGCTAAAACCCGGTCCCCCCACCACCCGTCACGCGCAAGCGCGTGAACGTGTGCGATGCCACCATATGCTTGCATATGTACATATGACACCTTTGATGCGCATACATGCGCATAGGTGCATAGATGGGTGGGGGGATGTAGGATTCCACCTCCCCATAGGGGTAAGCTCGCACCGAGTGTCCACTATTCAGGACACAGGCTAGCAAGTGTCCACTATTGTGGACATGTCACCGAATGGTGACAAGCGCCAAGGCGGGCTCAGGTCGGCCGATCTGGGTGGGGGTGCAGGGCAGGGTAGCCTGCTACCCCGGTTCGTGGCGTGGCGTGGCTGCTAGGGGGCTTGCCGGGCCGGTCGCGGATTGGGGATCTACCCCCCTTCGTGGGGCTCGAAACTCTAGTTTTGGGGTGGGGTTTACAGCTAGCTGCGCTAGCTGGCGGGCAAAAGAAAGGGGAGCCTGTTAGGCTCCCCTTAGGTGCTACCGATAGGACGGGGCTAGTCCGTGACTAGCCTGAGCCCCGAGACGCGCCGTGCTGCGATGGCCGATACCTTGACGCGCGGGGCTTCGGGGTATTCGAGAGCCTCTAGCGTGTGTTTGGTACAGTAGGCCCGCTTGGTACGCTCAGGCCATTGCACTAGGAACGCTGCCATCTGAGGCTCGCACTTGGGGTGTTCGCAGGTCCGTTGCATGACTACAGAGCCACCCGGTCGATGATATCCTCGCCGCTCTGCCTGGTCGTTTCGACCATATCCGGGTTAGCATCGCGGGTCAGCTTGACAGCCTTGTCATACTGCGCTCGCATGGCGGACAGCTTGGCAGCGGGCACCCCGAGAAGCTCGAAGGTTTCGAGACGCTTCTCCGACAGGACAAGCTCGGAGCGGCCGTTGACGATGACAGCCTCATGGGCGTCGTACTTCGGGAAGGATTCGCCCGCCGTGCCGTCCTTGCGGGTGACTTGCACCTTTGCCTTTGTGCGGTCATAGTACTGCGTTTTGCGGATGAGACATTCGACCGTGGGTTTCTTCGTTGCCGGTACGGTTGCCATTGCCAGACTCCATGCGTCGTTAGACGCTTAATGGGCGCGGTATTGCGCCACGGGTTAGCCTCTACGTTGAACGGTTCACAGCGTCAAGGTCTTTTTTCGTAACTTCGCCTGCTAGCAGGTCGCGTGCCAAAAGCACGCCTAGCAACCGGCGTGCCAGTAGCAGGCTACGCCTGCTATTCGTCTCGGTTTCGCCTAGGCGCGAGGCTAGGCTTTGCCTATTGGGTGTAAGGGTAACAACTGTGCAATCCTCTCGGCTTGCCACGGTATAGGCGCGACTGCGCCTAGGCGGATCAAACCAACCGCGTAGGCAAGCGACGACAAATACCGCCCATGCCACCATGACGAGCGCCGTTATGTCTGCTAGGTTTTTCATAGGTTACCTTTGGCTTTCGCCTTTAGGCGAGCGATAGCAACCGATAGGTTTAGCTCGCAAATTGCCCCTACAAGCTGGCGAGTTTTCGCATGCGTTAGCAGCCTTGCCCGCTGTGTAATGGGCATATCTTCCCATGCCGTTTCGACCTGTTGCGCCCATGCGATAATGCGCTCCGCTTCTTGGGGGTCTATGAGCATTGCTACGCTAGCCTCACGCGCCCATGGATAGCTGCCAGGCACTCGGCGCATGGGTTAGTGGCCATTGCTCAGGCGCACGACGTCGCCAAGCTTTAGCTGTGAGAGTTTGACCTTCATGCTGCCACCTGCGGTGGAAAGCCCGCCGCTGCCCACGCTTCGGGCGTGATAGTGAGGGCTTTTACGGCGGCCTCGCCGCGAGAGGCGTTAACGGCAATGATGTCGCTTGGTTCGACCTGGACTTCCACTATGCAGCCATCCTCACCTAGGTCGCCAATCATGATCTGCGCGGCCGATAGGGTTAGGAATACGTGCAAGGCTCCCGAATGGACGGCATCGGATTGCATATAGGGGTCATAGGTCACTTCGGGGCTATCTTCGCGGGGCGTATTCCTCCCAACGTTGTAATCGTAGTGGTAATAGAAAGGCGCTCTTGGCCTTTGCTCGCCATTGGTCTGCACGAACTTCCACGCGGTGATGGGCTCGGGGCGAGCCTTGTAGTGGGCCGTTGCAAGCGGATCAATTTGCGTACACATGCCTAGCCTCCGTGGGTGCAGCCGATTTGGCCGCAAGACGAGCAATAGCTACCCTCGGTCAAGGGTGTAAGGTCGGAGGGTTCGACATTGTGCCGCTTGTCGTCGCCTACCATGGTAACGACGACACGGCCAGTGCGTTCCTCCATGTCGTCAATCTCCCAACCGCGAACATAGAAGGCTATGCCATCGTAGCCTTTCACGCTGTAAGCGGGTGCGGGAAAATCCTTCGGATTTTCTTCGTTGCCGTACTTGCGGCTGAACAAGCCGCTGTAGAGTGACATACAGGACATTGGGCCTCCTATGTGAAGAGTTTGAGCACGATCATGGAACCGCGAGCGCCAACAACGAAGGCTGCACCTTCAATGTCGCGGTGGAAGTAGATTAGCACGAGTAGCACGGCTGCTAGCAAAAGCTCATAGCTTTCATGCTTAGTTTCGCGTGTGTTTTCCGCGTGGTGGCGCGTGTGCTGCATGGGCCTAGTTGACGGCGCGAGTGCCGGGGACGGTGGGAGTGGGATCAGAGGGTTGGTCACATTGGCAGCCACCCTTGATAGTCACGTCGCCAATGATCGAGATGAATTTCTTCATGTTCTCGACGGGGGTTTCCCCCCTTACGGCAACGACCATGAGAGGCTCGGGCAGATGAGCAATTACAACGCCGATGCCTTGGATGCCGAGTTTGTAGAGGTAGACGCCTGCTGCAACGCCAGAGACGGCCAGCCCTTCCTTTACAATCTCCTCAAGCCTTTCTTCGGTCGTCGGCTCAGCCTTACTTTCCTGTTTGTTGGTTTCCATCTTTTTTCCTCTTTGCCCGCAGCATGGTTGTTACGTTTTCCACTAGGCCGTCCACTAGATCAACGGTGATCTCCGACTTCTCGCGAAGCCGTCTGTAATGGTCAAACCAGTATTGAGCACGCTTTTCCGCGTCTTCGCGTGCTTTGATTGTGGAGCGTAATGCTTTGCGTAGGATTGCAACGCGGCGCTCTGTGGTGGGGGCTGGGTTATTCATTTGTTATCAGAATGCTCCTCTCTCTTGCAGGCTGGTATAGCCCGTGCGTGTGACTATGACGTGATCGTATAGTTCTATGCCTAGCAGATCGCTAGCACGCTTCACGCTTTGCGTGAAGGTAATGTCTTCGTCGCTGGGGTCTAGGCTACCACTTGGGTGGTTGTGGACTAGGATGAAACCAAGCGCAAGGTGCGATACGGCGGGGTATAAGATTTCTCTTGGGTGGGTGCGGGTAGTATTGAGACTACCAACGCTAATTGTTTCTTTGCAAATCAAATGGTTCTGTGCGTCAAGGTATAGCCCAAGCAAGTATTCTTTCTTGGCACGATGTATTGATTTAACCTGGTTGTAGACTTCCAAGGGACGGCGTATGGCTGCACCGCGATTTGCTTCGGGTTCCCACAGTTCTAGCACACGCGCTGCACGAAGGGAATACTTTACCGGGAGCCCTAACATAAGGGCTAGCGTCTTGGCTTGTTCTTTCGTTGCCTTATGCCGCATATGTTCCCTAGTCCGCGCGGCACCCTGGGGGCGCCGGTTTGGCACGTCCGCGCCACCGTGGCGCGGTGCCGCCAGGTCTGGGGTGCAAAACCCGTGCCCGCTTGGCGCGGTAAAAAACCGCGCCGCCCCGCGCTTTCTCGTTTTGAGCCTCCGGCCAGCTTGGCGGGGTTGCGCCGATTTGGCATGGCACGGGCCTTGCAAGGTCGGTTTCCGGCTCCGAGCGCGCCGAGGTGGAAAACGCCATGACGCGGCATATTGGTCGATTAGATGACAGGCTGTTGGCGTTTGTGGTAGCTGTGGTGATAGGGGCTATTGTGTATGTGTTAGCAAGAGTGGAGTAATGAATGAGCCTTACAACGATTGAGGCCGCCCTTGTTATAATCGCGATGACCCTAGGCAGCATAGTCATCGTGCTTATCGTCATCGCACAAGTGCTCGCGGAGATCCGCGACGAATTGAGGAAGCGATAATGGTAATAGATCATTTCCGCCACGCTTTAGCCCCAAGGAGGCCCCATTGACAACAAAGATAACTATCAAAAATGAGGACACCAAACGAACCGTTCACGCGCGGACGGAAGAATTGCACGTCGCTTCTGGCGCTACGTACATAGCCCCCGGTAAAACGATTGCCCCTGGGGGGGCGACCAGCTTCTACATTCACGGAAGGAATAAGATCGTCGTTTTTGAAGAGCCGTTAGACCCCATGCACCGTGAGACTGGCGGTTATGCGCCTCTTCCCGCTGCCGAGCCATGGAGGGTCGGCACCAAATACGGCCTTCACGTTTATTGCGGCAATAGGCCAGTAGCGACATTCTTCGATGACACGGAAGCGCGCCTCGCGGTGGATGCGGTCAACGGAGTCAACGGACTAGGTGGGACATCGATGGACGGCATCCTTGATCTAATCGCCGATTACGGACGCGAACGCTGCGACGAAGGTTTCTGTTGGGCCGCTGGCGACAAAGTTGGAGAGCGCGCCCATTCCGTTGCGAGCGTGGAGGCGCGTATTGCACTAGAGCACGCGATCCGAACGCGGCTTGTTTCCAAATAGTGAGTATTCACGGCGGGAGGCATGCGGTGGCTGAAAGAGAGCTAGTGGAGATTGAAGAGAATCTCCACGCGGGCGTCTGCGCATTGGAGTGTTACGTTGAAGCTAATCCCCAGAACGTGGAGGCGCGTAGGGCGCTGATGCGTGCATGGGATCTAGACTCGGTGTTGGCTATGCCAACACCAAAGGAGCAGGGTATGAAAGTTCAGTTCAAGGTGGTCGAGAACATTCCGTTGACCGGCAATGGATACGCCAACAGATCCAAGTATCCGTGGGACAAGATGAAGAAGGTTTGCAGCGAATCGACCGGCTGGAAGGGCAGCAGCTTCTTCGTCCCCAAGGGTGACAAAGAGTTGAACATCTTGCAGTCGGCTATCATCTCGGCTGCGAAGAGGCAGAAGTGTGTCAAGGGGTTGAAGGTGCGAACCAAGCGGATTCAGGTCGGTGCGACTCAGGGGCTTCGCGTGTGGCGCGTAGCCTAAGCGGAGCTTAGGCTTGGGCTTGCAGACTCTGCCGGATCTCATTCCTGCCGTCGTTGACGGCATAAGGAGAAAGTATGAAAGGTACCATAGCAACTTGCGTACTCGCGGTAGCGATAGCAACGAGCGCGAGCGCGCCGAGCTTCGTGCAAACACGAAGGGGGAACTCCTTGTATTGGGGCCAAGGTTTGGTCAATGCGGTGATTGATTGGTGTATTGGCGCGGGGCCGACGCCGGACCCAGATCCAACCAATCCGCCGAAAGCGAAGTAAGTGGCGCTCGTTTCTTCGAGCTGGTAAGCATTGGGACCTAATCATTTCATGATCCCTTGGGGTGGCCCCCGTGAAGGTATGGGCTCCGTCTCCAAAACGGATGTTAGTAGGTTCGATCCCTACCCACCCCGCATTTTGTGGGCCTTGGAGGTTAGCGGTGACAGAACAAGAAATCTTCGAACAATGGGCGAAGCCCAAGGGATACGTGCTTCGCACATATCCAATGGACGCGCCTATGTTTGCTGGTGAGTACGTTAGCCACTTTACTAAACACGCTTGGGTCGGTTGGCAAGCGTGCCATACGTCACACGAAGGGGAATAAGATGGGCATGACAAAGCGTCAAGTGATCGAAGCTGCCAGGGACAATTTGCTCAAGCAAGGCGCTTGGGCGTGGTCAACCACGAGAGAGCAGTGCATGTACAAGGACAGCGAGGGCAGACATTGCGCAATCGGTGGTTTGCCGGGCTTTCCACAGGAGTTGAACAACAAGGTAACCGGAGTGCGCGATTTGTTCGAGAACAATTTGTGCAACTTCAGGGATTTGTTCAATCTTGATGAAGTGAGTGTGGACTTCCTTGAAGACGTGCAAGGAGTGTTGCATGATCGAATGGCAGCCGATGCTGTTACTCACGAAGTGCTGCCATTCGATGCCGAGGGAGTGAAGAAGGCTGCCGATGAGTTGCTTGTAAAGTGGTACCATGGCGAGTGACACCATTGCCGACGCGATGAAGGCGTGCGGGGAGGCGATTGCTGTCCATGTGGATGGCCGCACTCTCGACGAGATCCTCACCCTTATCACCGCCTACGGTGACGCGCGGGCGGCTGGGGACGAGTACACGCGGGCGGCGGTCGCCTACGCGGAAGCCGAGGACCGGGTGCGGCTAGCTTGCAATGCAGTCGGAGTTGCCATTCACGGTGGCAGCGATATAGCCGGGATGTTGGCGAGTGAACGCGACAAGCAAACGGCAATCGCTGATCGCGAAACCGCATGGCGCGCATTCCTCGAAGCCCGCGCGGCGAGCGTGGAGGAGTTGGCGGAGGCGATGTGGATAAGGGATGGCCACAGAAGGGCTTGGAATATCGAAAGAGACATCCATCCGACTGGCCCGCGTCGCCCTGCGAAGGAAGCCATGACCATAACCCGCCACCTAATGCTCACCGCAGCCGGAATGTACGTGGGGCTGTTCCTTGCTGATGTGCCGTTGGATGCGACTTCGGTTCAGTACCAGCCGCTAACGTGTGCTAGTGATCCAACGCACTGCCCCTGGGGCAGCGACTATGCCCTAAGCGAAGTGAACCACAATGTGGTTCACATTGGCCAAGGACAATGGTTTGTGGGAGTGAGCCCACAATTTAGCGACATCAGTTGGCTAAGGGCACGCACTTGCAAGGGAAGTGTTTGCGATGAGTGGGTAGCGGAGCCGCTGTTGGCGTGTTACCAGGCTATGCCGGGTGGGTGTGATCCGACGATTTACCATAAGGAGCCATAATGAAAACTGTCTACCTTGGCGATGGGGCTTATGCTCGTTACGACGGTTTCAACGTTTGGCTAACGACTAGCGATGGCGTAACCACAACAAACGAAGTTTGCCTTGAGCCAGAGGTGTTGCAACAGTTTAAGGAATTCTTGGAAAGCGAGGTAAACGGTGGGCGAAAGTAAGAAGTGTGAGAAGGCGGGAAAGGATACAAGATGAGTCATGAACTAGACTTCACAAAAGGCTCTGCCGCGTTTGCATACGCTGGGGCGAAAGCGTGGCATGGATATGGCAATCGCTTGACAGAAGGTGCCACGATTGATACTTGGATCAAAGAGGCGAGGTTGGATTATGGCATCGGAACCTCAAGGGTATGCTACTCAGTAGGTTCCTCAATGGTTCCTGAGCGCATGGCTATGGGCCACGTAGTTATTTATCGCAGCGACACGGGAGACGTGTTAGGGCTAGCAACCGACGACTATAAGCCGGTGCAGCCTAGCGAAGTAGTGGAGTTTTTCAGGGACTTGTGTAGCGATCATGGCTTTGCCATGGAGACCGCGGGAGCGTTGCGAGGGGGTAAGCGGTACTTTGCACTGGCGAGGACGCCAGGCGGTGCGAACCTGAGTGACAAAGGGTTCGATCCTGCGGTGTTGTACTTGTTACTGGTGTCGTCTGCGGACTGCACGATAAGTACGACGGCGTTGCCGACGAGTGTGCGGGTAGTGTGTGCTAACACACTGAGGGCCGCTATGGGCAGCGATGGTGAGACCGCTAAGAGTGGTGCTATCAAGAATAGCCACCGTAGGACCTTCGATCCCACGAAGATCAAAGAAGCCCTTGGATATAAGATCGGGGGGCTGGAAAGCGATTGGGACCGCTTTGTGGCTGCTATGCGGCGGCTGGGGCGTATTGAGGTAGCCGATAGCGATACCGCGAGAGATTTCTTTTGTGACCTGTTGAGGCCACCAAAGGAACGTCCAGAGGACGTTCCTGCTGGCGAGATGAACGACGAGCAGTTCCACGTGAGCATGGAAATTGCAACGGAACGGGAGCGTGAGCCACGAGGTGTCGAGACGCTGATGCAATTGTACGCAAGAGCGCCGGGAGCGATGCCCGGTACTGCGAGGGGCCTCGTAGAGGCCGTGAGCTACTATGTGGACCACTCCCGTGGGCGCACTGATGAAAGCCGCATGGATAGTGCGGTGTTCGGGCAAGGTGCGCTGTTGAAACAAAAGGCCGTTAACGAAGCTTTGAAGCTTGTTGGCAAATGAACTTCGAAGAGTTTGAGGCCAGAGCTAAATTAGAGGGCCTAACGGCCATTCGATTTAGTGACTACCACTGGCAATTGAAGGGGTGTATTCGGCCGGTGAATTACTATCCGGCCTATGGCACCATCTATGTCAATGGCCAGAAGCAAGCCAGCCAGTGGGGGCCTCCTGAGGAGGCCATAATGGTGGCCCTTGAAGGGCCAAAGGCCGCCAAGGGCGCGTATCGACGTGGCCTGACACGCGCGAAGCGCGCATTGTGGAAGGCCCAAAAGGGTCTTTGCAATTGGTGTAAGCAAAAAGTAAAGGAGAAAGAAGCGACAATAGACCATTTGGTTCCACGATCAAGAGGCGGCAGTAACAAGCGAGAAAATTTGGTCATGAGTTGCATTGACTGCAATAGCAAGAGAGGTAATAATTGGAAACCGCCGGTGCAAAGCACCGGATAGGAGGAAAGCATGTTTGGTAGGAAGACAGCGACCACTACACAAACCACAAAGCTGCCGACACGACGAGACCCGGTTGGCCCCGATATGCAACCATTGGATCAGGAATTGGCCGATAAGGCGAAAAAAGTATTGGGCTACACCGGGTTAACAAACGAGTTAAAAAAGAACGACGACGAGTACCACAAGACCCGTTTCTGATTGTCATACTTGGCACAGCCTATGAGTACGTCGAGTTCTGGGACGAAGCAAGCTTCACAGGAAAGCGCAAAGCATAGGCGGCGAGCCGCCTAGGAGGTACGGTATGCCTTGGATAAGTAGCCATGAGCTTGAAAAGCTGCGCCGCGAGGCGAGCTTGGGGATGGCTGCGTGTTTGCAAGCACGAAGAATGTGCGGTAAGCTTGCTAACACGATACATAGACAGAGAGTAATCATCGGCAACCTCAGAAAAAGATTGGAACCGGGGGCACAACCCCCAAAAGGAGACACTCATGCAGAAATTCTTACCAGTTACCAGCGTCGTATTCTTGAGTTGCTTGACAGTAGCCTACGCGGGAGATTGCCCAAAGTTGACGTGCAACCAGCTTCGGGCGAAACTCGCAGAGCGGTGCCAGCCGCAGACGGCCCTACGAGATGATACAGATGGGGGGCCACTTGTGGCTCTACCATCAAACTGTAAGGCCGTTGAAGACGCGCTCGCAAAGTGCAAGAGCGACGTCGATGCTGCTCTATTTCAGGTGCGAACCTGCGACGAGGCTTTTGAGCGGTGCGAAGATGACAACAGAGATTTGCGCCGTACTGTACAAGACTTGTCCACTGGTAGCAATAGTGGTTATACAGTTTCCGAACATATAACCATCAACAAGCCTAAAGGTGATTGGCTCGTGGGCGTGGGCGTTGGCAAGTTCGACTATAGCGGCGGTTGGTACGGAAGCGGGCAAGCCGGTTGGCACTTCGCCAAGGGGGTGGATCTACTTGGCGTGGTGACATGGCAAAAACCTGAAGGGTATGCATTCAATGCATACACGCCAGTACCAACGAGGCGGGACTTGGATGCGGTAGCACCAGTTGTGTTCGAACAGGACCAGCACTCCAATGTTGCGCTTGGCGCAAGTGTTGTTGTACATGGGTGTACGTTTACTAAGAGTTGCAGGTAGAGGCTACCTAGGAGGTAGCCTAGGGGGGGGGGGGGGGCGAAAGCCCCACCCAAGGGAGAGGGTAATGGACGACGTGATCCTGATAGTGGTTATGACCCTCGGATTGAGGTCTATAGAGGGACTAATAATCACAAACCTGACAATGAGGTTGATGACGGACACCCACCGAATATTGACTAAGATAAACAATAGTGAGTTAGAAGACAAAGCCATTAACCTCATAGACGAAGATTTGGCGGTTTCTTTTCCCAAAGAACTCGTCAACCTACATGAGCTATTCTCCTACTTAAAGTGGAGAAAGCTCCACAAAGAGGTATTGGCCTATGAGCGATCCAGCCGAGCATTGTAGCCGTTGTGCGAGCGCACAGTCCTACCAGCGGCTAAAGGACAAGATGGAATCGCTCATTGAGGAGTTAGGTGGCACGGACAAGGATGTAAAAGAGGTATTTCAATGGTCACTACGCACTGGCTTTGCCGATGGTTTCAAGGAGACCATAGAAATGGTCTTCAAGAGGCAAGACTACGCGCTGTGTGTGGACCATCAGGAGGAACCTTGTGAGTAACCGATTAGAGTTGTTGCCAGACTCGGAGAGTGTGCAAGTTTGCCCGATTTGCGCGGCACCAAAGGTGCCGGATGCGAAGTACTGCATGCACTGTTGGCAAGAGATTGACGGGTTGCAGGACTGCACGCGAAGCGTGCTGTTGAAGTACAAAGAAACCGCCGAGCTTCGCTTGGCATGGATTAAGGAGGCGTTGAAATGACCAAGAAGGAAATGTGCGTGGCGTTGGCGAAGGACGCAATCAAGCATGTAAAGACTGAGAAGTTTACTGTAGCAAAAGGCGCTTATTGTGTGCCCGAATACGAAGAGGATGGAGTAGTATACTACAACCGCCACATTCCCACAGGACTTCAACTAGACGAGATCCTAGTCAAGCCAACGGCGACGTGCCGTATTTGCGCGCTGGGTGGATTGCTCGCGATGTATGCCCTTAGGAAAGATGACACAACCATAGATCAATCTTGCGATAGGTCAGAGATTGTCAAGAGGCTGGGCAAATACTTCGCCACGCACGAACTGGACGTGATCGAAACCACGTTTGAGGGGCCAAAATTCGTGCGTGGCGGGCCTTGTGGCATTGAGGGGTGCGAGACGTGTATAGGAGTAGAATTACAACCCTTCATTGGTGGTGACTTTACACAGCCCGAGCTTAAAGCTTGCAAGAAGTTTCACGAGAAGTACGCGGAGGACGAAAAGCGGTTCATAGCTATTATGCGCAACATCGTGCGCAACGAAGGCACGTTCAAGCTTCCGGGGTTGAAAAAATGATTGCCGCGTTGTTGTTGGTGGGAGTGTGCAATGCAATACCCAACTTCGCATCCGGTCTACCGGCTTGCTCCGCAACCAACCAATCGGTTGAGTGCTACTGTAGCGAATGCTTTACATGGGACGTGCCATTGGGGCACGTCGCAAGATACGAGATTTACCGAAGCCAAGCTTCGGTACAAGGCAGCACGCTAGTTGGCGTGACTAAGGAACAAGTTACTGTTGACCGCGACGACGGTTATAGGTATACGGTACACAGTCCACCAGCGGTATGGTGCCCGGCGTTGGATGTGCCGATGGTGCAGGAGGGCGTTAGGTATAGCTACCAGGTGTTGGCTTGCAACGGCCTGGGGTGCAGCGCGCTTTCAGCAAGCATTGTGTATGTGGGTGCGCCATACGTAATAAATCAGTTCAGACCACCAATCGTAGGTAACCCATGAACAAGCCCACATATCAATTTGGATCAAAGATTGCCGACACAGGGCACTTGAAAATGAAATACGACATTGTGGACATAATGGAGGAAATGAGGCTGCCGGGCGAAAACCACTTCGACACCGCTCGGCGTGTGCTGACGCACAATGCACTTGCAAGGACCGGGGGGCTGCAAACACAGGCTGGAAAGCTCTTGCACGTTAGTGCAAGAGTTATGAACTACTGTGCTCAAGATTTGCGGTTGCGGCCGATTGATAGGCTGCGGAATGAAGTGGCTGTTGCTAAACTACTTAGTCAGGTTAAGGGGAAGCCATGACGCGGCTTACAGTGATTGGAGACATACACGGGGATTATCTGCTACACGGCAAACTCATGCGGAAGTATGAGAAAACCTTGCAGTTGGGCGACTGCGGCTTTAACTACAAATACCTAGATGGGTACGATCCCGAGAAGCACAAGGTTCTGGGCGGCAATCATGACAACTACCCCGAGCTAGTCAAGCTGCCACATTATTTGGGTGACTTCGGCAGTTGGAATGATGTCTTCTACGTTCGTGGTGCGTGGAGCATTGACCGGCACTTGCGTGTAGAGGGTAGGGATATTTTCAAGGACTTGGAACAACTAAGCCCTGAACAAGGGGAAGCCACATTGGTTGCCTATAAGGCAGCCAAGCCCGATGTTGTTGTAACCCACGATGGCCCGCCAAGAGCCATCGAAGCTGAGCTAATGGAAAACAGTATGTTTCCTAATGAGCCGCTTCATCCGACGCTTACAGGGCAGTTACTTGGAGTCATGTTAGAGGTACACCAACCAAAGGCATGGCTGTTTGGGCACTGGCATCAAAGCAAAGAGTTTAGGATTCCAGACTGTGGGACCTTGTTCAAGGTTCTGGATTGTGGTGAAGTAACCACGATTGAGGTAACGCAATGACCGACGCCATTGTGATCCATAACATCACTCGTGGAACGAGTGGGGTTCCTAAGTTGTTCTTGTTCCCCGCAGGGGAGCCCCACTGCGTGGTACCATTGGGGCTAGTAGAGCACGAAGATAGCGTCTGGGTAGAAGCCCATGTTAGCAATATGGTGGACTTTGGGTATTTGCTTTGCACCTTGGACGCGGTAGATAGATTGGGGGCTGGGAAGCTTGGGCTTTACTTGCCTTACTTTCCCGGTGCTAGGCAGGACCACCCCGAGCCAGGCACGCCAAATACTCTGCGCATCTTCGCCTCTCTGTTGAATGCCATGGGGCATGACGTTGTTGTAGTGGTTGACCCACACTCCCGCTTGGTAGGAGTACATTTAGATAGGTGCGTCACCCTTGGCATGGACAAGATTGCCAGCGCCATCATGCGCCCATACAACGCCGTGATTTGTCCCGACAAAGGCGCGGTCGGCAGAGCCGAGGCTGTGGCCTCGGCGTTGCACATTCCATCCATCATGGGGCGCAAGGTGCGCGATCCACGGGATGGCAAGCTGAGCGGCTTTGAAGTTGACCCGTTGCCAGGGATGGGAAGGTACTTGGTGGTAGACGATATTTGCGACGGCGGGGGAACTTTCATTGGGCTCGCACAAGAGATCCGCAAGAATCTCGTTGGTCGTGCAAGCATATTGGACCTATATGTGACACACGGAGTGTTCAGCAAGGGGTTCAAGGAGTTGAACAAGCACTACGAAGAAATCATTACGACTGATTCACTTCCCCTAAGGGAAGTGCCTCCGAGGAACCTGACGGTTATTGAGTTGATGCCATGGGTGAAACCCATGATGGAAAAGGAGCTAGCGTGAACATGTGTTCCTTCATCTTCTCCGCCCTAGTCGGGGTCGTTATAGCTCTAGCCGTGGGAATAGTAGTCATAGAACTCTCTGACTACTATAGGAGACGTAAATGAACCCGATGCTATTAATCGACGGCTACAAAATTGACCATCGCAGACAATTTCCCAAGGGTACGACTAAGGTGTATAGCAACTGGACTCCACGGACGAGCCGAGTCGAGGGCCAGAAGGAAATCGTGTTCTTCGGGTTGCAATACTTCTTGAAGCACTATATGCAAGACATGATGGACTTCGAGTTCTTTGTGCGGCCAGTTAGTGAAGTCTGTGATGAGTACCAGCAATTGATAGACGGCTACCTTGGCCCTAACGACATTGGCACCGACCACATTCGTGCCCTACATGATTTGGGTTATGTACCACTTGAGTTTCGGGCTTTGCCCGAGGGCACAAGGTGCCCTCTGCGCGTGCCTTGCTTGACCGTGGAGAACACGCACCCCGACTTCTTCTGGTTGCCCAATTACTTCGAAACCATCATGAGCAACGCGCTGTGGATGGCTTGCACGTCGGCAACCACTGCGTGGCGAATCCGAAGGATGCTAGATGCCGCAGCGGCAATCACAGGGGGAGACCCCGACTTTGTCGGGTGGCAGGGCCACGACTTTTCCATGCGCGGATTGAGCGGCCTTGAGGCTGCACAGCTTTCGGGTGCTGCGCACTTGTTGAGCTTCACGGGGACGGATACAATTCCGGCGTTGCCATTTATTGAAAAGTACTACCATGGAGAGCATGGCAATGGGTTGGTTGGTGGGTCGGTTCCAGCTACGGAACACTCGGTCATGAGCGCCGGAGGCGACGAAAGCGAATTGGATACGTTTGGTAGGCTGTTGGATCTTTACCCGAAGGGTATTGTAAGTGTCGTGTCCGACACTTGGGACCTTTGGAAAGTCATTGCTAATGTGTTGCCCAAGCTGAAGGACCGCATTATGGCGAGGGATGGTAAGTTGGTGATTAGACCTGACAGCGGCAACCCTGCGGACATTTTGTGTGGCACGGACACCAAAAAGGGTGTCGTGGAATTGCTGGGGGAAATCTTCGGCGGCACCAAGACAAGCTACGGCTTTAAGCAGCTTGACCCCCACATTGGTGTTATCTATGGCGATGCCATCAACTACGACAGAGCTATGGAAATCGTGTCAAGGTTACAAGTTAAGGGCTTTGCCAGCACCAACGTGGTGTTTGGAATTGGTAGCTACAATTACCAATATGTGACCCGCGACACTTATGGCTTCGCCATGAAAGCCACTTGGGCCGAGATCAACGGCAAGGCCGTTGATCTGTACAAGACACCAGCGACCGATGATGGGGTGAAGAATTCGGCCCGTGGCCGGTTGGCGGTGTTGAAGGGCCGGGATGGGGCACTGATGTGTGTAGAACAAGCCCCGCCCGAGGCGAGGTGGCTCAACGAACTAAAGCTTGTGTGGCGGGACGGCAAGCTGTATTGGGACGATAGCTTTGACCGCATTAGGGCAAGGCTACGGGCATGAAAAAGCTTACCCCTTGTGAAATTGCCTTTGCCGATTACATGATGAAGCAAAGCTTCGAAGCCCGCCAGCATTCCGTTACACGGGAGACAGTCATCGCTAAGTTCCCCGAGGCGTTTGACGATTGGATGGTAGCGGTACGCTGGGGCCAGGCACACCCTAAAGAGGGGGTGTTGAGTCGCGGAGCGGTAAAGCCGACCTTTAAGCCTCTTTTCCTTAGGCGGGGCCAAGCCCCGGAGGCGCTTAGGCCGACGAAGCTAGAGCATACCATGGAGAAGCTAAGGGTGCATAAGCGCGAGGAGTGCCCCGGTGATGTGTGTTGCATACACAAGCGTAGCAAGCATGCGCTACGCGCATGGCCACAACACTTTAGGATTGACCGGGGGATTATGGAAAGGATTTGCGAGCATGGTATTGGTCATCCCGACCCCGATGATCTTGCTATTGTCAGTGGCAAGGACAATGGTGTTCATGGCTGCTGCGGGTGCTGTAGGGGTGTAGCAAGTAAAAATGTGTAATAACAATCGTAGAGTTAGAGGCCGGGGGAAGAGGCGTGGGTAAGTTACGGGATAAGGCTTTTCTGGATCTTGCCGCCGAAGAGGCGCTATATAGCGAAGTACGTTTTCGTATGGGATGCTTCGTCGTGAGTGCCGACGAATCGCGCGGTGCTAGACGCCACAATTCTCGCCACCAGCACCCTCAATTGGCCCGCTGGGGTTTCCCAACCTATAGCGGCATCCATGCAGAGGTGGCTGCGCTACTAGCCCTGGGCGAGGGTTGGGGTAAGCGGGGTAGAGTGTATGTAGTGCGGCTGGCGCGCAACGGCGATTGGGCGCTGGCCAAGCCATGCGCCTACTGTATGGGGGCGCTAGTTGCCTGTGGCATCGCTAGGGTTGTCTGGACCACGGGGCCGGGCGAGTGGGATTCGATCAATCTATTCTAGGGAATAGCGTATGCAACGAAGCCGAAGCTACAAAACGAGGAAAAAGTCCTCTGCCTTCCACAAGCACGGCAAACGGAAGCAAATCCCTAATATGCAATCCAATTTCCGCCGTGCTAGGGGGCGGGTGGAACCGCTTTACCCGAGCGTGCGCGAAGCCATAGAGGCCCGCAAGCGCAAGAGCTAGGACAAAACCCAAAAAACCTGATTTAGTTCTTTCCGAGTTCCGGGGTAGGGGCATAACCTAGCTGATTTGGGATAGGTTTCGCCCCTTAGCGAACGGAAGCCCCCTCTGGGGGGGGGCCAATGTTCGGCGTTCCGCCGATGGGCTGCCACAGGCATTCCTTAGGCTGGCCCACGAAGGTGGCCAGGTAGGTTTCTCGATCCGTCAGGCATAGCTCACCTTGGTCCGATATGAGGAAGTGATAGCTCCCCGTGGGGGTATCGAAGTAGACACGGTATAGGATGGGTCTAGAAGCCTCCACAAGCGTCGGGAGCGGCTTTGCCGCCTCCGGGGGTGCCTGGAAGTGTTCCGTGGCTCTCCTGAGGCCAACCAGGAGCCCTAGGACGGCAATTAGGGACCATACGACAAGTCCTACCCGTGAGTGCTCGTGCTGCATGGGAGTGTTCCTTTACGTTTTGGTAATAAGTCCTAAAACTACAAAAATTGTAGGAGCCTTTCCAATTTGCTTGTTATCTCAATTTTTTTTTGGCAAGCCAGTGGGGGCGGGTGTGTGCCCCCCCAATAGGGGGCACACCCCCTACTGGCGGTTGTCTCACTTGCCTTCTTCCTATAGGCAAAAATGAGATTTTGAGACGGCATTTTTGGGCGTCCTTTCAAGCTTTTTATGGGTGTCGGAGAGGGGCATTTTTCGAATCTCACTTCAAAAGTGAGACGCCTGATTATAAGTTTAGAAGTAATTGTGAGAGATTTAAGCTGTATTGCTTTTCGGCATTTAGCAGCAGCGTGCCATCGTCCGTGAAAAAGTCAATCCAACGATAGGCAACAGGTCTTGATAAGCCTTTGGCTACCAATAGTTCCATGAGCTTAACCTTGCTGACATATACGTTAGGAAATAAGGCCGACTTTAAGATTTTCTCCATTTGCATATGTTTCTTACTCTTGAATGCTATGGCAGATTGTACTGTTGTAGTATACTCGTCTAGGTCAGAAATTACCAAAGTAATTGGATCGTGCTTGTCGCCTTCGCGGGCCTTGGTATTACGAAAGTTGACTTGGACCGTGGGGCCGAAGTCGTTACGCTCCTCAGACTTCTTCCATATGAACCAGATACGTTCGGACACCCCAGCAAGGTCGGAGGTACCTCGAATTTCATTGTTAAGTTCGTCGTTACTAAGGTCGCTATAGTGTACGAATTGGCCTTTATCGTCGCGGGATTGTTTGCGAGTGTGATGTTGAACAATGACGGCACAATTGGTTGCGGTGCGTAGAGCAATGGGCACAGCACCAAACCAAGCACGGCTGACTTCGGCATCCTTTTCGGGAGCACCAAAGTACGACACAAACGTGTCGAGAATGACAAGTGTTGGTCTAAACTGTTGAGCCAAAAGGATTAAGGCTTCAATATTCTCCATCCTTGCAAGAGCTAAGGACAGATTCTGTTGAGGAACAATGAGAAGGTTCTTTTTGAGTAATTCCTTATCGGCTTTTAACCCGTGGGCCAGCTTACGAAAACGACTCTTGATGGTACGCCCAGCGAGTTCTTCGGTACAATACATGACACGCCCTTGTGGGCAAGCTTCCCCACGCCCCCAGGCTGGTAAGCCTGCGGCAACAGATACCGAAAGGCTCATTGCTAGTAGGCTTTTGCCAGCTTCGGTTGGCGAGGCTAGCAAGCAAATCTCTCCTTCGGAGAGCAAGTTGGGGATGACATATGGAATGGGTTTATCTACATCTTCTTCCCAAATGCTTTCGACAGGCAATACCTTGACCAAGGGTGGCTCTTCACCGCCGTAGGCGGCTGGTACTATGGTTTGGCTACCCTCCTTTCGGAGGACATTAGTAACGATTCGATCAACTTCGTCTTCGTCCATTGGGGGTCGGCACTTGGACTTGTTGAGGGAGTGTAGCATGGTGTGGAGTTCGTCGGCGTTGAGATCCTTGATAACCCGCAGGCGTCTACCCAAAGTAAAAAGGCTAGTGTTTCGTGCGGTCCCATAGTAGACATCTGCGCTGTCCTCGGTGGCTTGGGCTTCGCCAAGCCAAAGTGTTTCTTGAGACTCTAAGATTGCTATGAGCCATTCTGGCATGGGTACGGGAGAGATAGCATGGGGATTAAGGCCAGGCATCCACGAGTAACGACGGTGGCCCGCATCGTGATACGACGGGGGAGCTACGATCTGGCCACCTTCACCGCGCACGTCGAGGCCGGGGCGAATGTTGCCCTTGGTGGGGATTACGATACCCGCAGGGTATTGGAAGAGGTAGTGACGCCCACCACCGCCTGTGGCGGCTGTGGTGGTGTCGGGTAGGATGCCGTGCTTGTCTTCAAGGTCGCGAAGTGATTCGTAGCCGTGTTTGTTAGCATCAATGTCGAGAGCTACAAGGTTGGTGCGTTGGCCGGTAACGAGACCGATGTTGTAGTCTTTGTTCTCCCCCCAGAAGATGCTAAGAGCATCTTCGTTGAAGACGCTCTTTTGCCACAGTTGTGGCACCGGATGCTTGCCCGGTGTGTGGCAGAGCTTACCGCGATGGCATGAGCATACGCCGCCTACGGCGTAGTGTACGGGGATGGGTTGCCAGCCAAGGGCTAAGTATGCTTTGGCATATTGGAAAAGCCCGCCCGCCATCAGCGTGCCATCCCGGCGCGGACGCCGGTTTGGCGTGCCATTTTGGCGCGGGGGGCGGCACGGGGCTTGCGGCCCACCTCTTTAATGCGGGGGGCGGGAGCGGCCCACCCGCGCCCCGAGCGGCGGGCTGTAAGTAGTAGATGGGCAAGGACTTGCGGCGGCGGGAATGGTCCTGTCAAGAGTAAACTCCTCCAAGTTGGTGGGGGATGCAAAATATACGCCACCGGCCCTGGCGGGGCAAGGTCAGGCTGGCACGAGGCTTGCTTCATGCGGGGTGCCGTGATGAAGTGGACGGTTACTTCACTGTAAATGAAACCAGACCGTCCACGTTTGTTTCCGGCACTAGGGGCTGCGCCCCTAGCTTGACAGGTGGCACGAGGCTTGCTAGATTCCTAGATGCTTCGCTTGCTTTTTTAGGTGACTTAAGCAAGTTGGGGATATATATTTGAAATGTGGCTTGGTGAAGAGAACGGTTACTTCTTACGCTAAAGAACGCCGCAAGGCAACCAACCGTTTTCGCCTGTTCCGGCCACTACTTAGTGGGTTACCTATGTTGAAGAATACAGATACTTCCCTCGCCAACCAGGTAGGAGTAGCTGATAGGCTGTAAACCACACGACGATACCGCAGGGGTGAGCCCAAAGGACTGTGACACGGCCAGTCACACTCCTCGGATTAAGCGTGTGGATGCCCAATAGCAACTACCACTGAGGGATGGCGCAAGCCATCCATGCTGTGTTCGATTGTTACTAGGTAATTTTAGTTTATGGGTGCGATGATGAAGGAACCAGCTACTTCGCTTATAACGAGAAGTTATGGGTTCGAATCCAACCCCCGACGCTCCGCTAGTTGTACCGGGGTAGCTCAATTGGTAGAGCATTAGGCAAAAAAAAGCCCCTGTTCGCTTATTTCCGGCACACTTTCGAGCACCAAGGGTGCTCGTGGAGGCATGATGAAGACCAACGTGGCTGCCAAAAGGAATCCGAAGACCAAAGGTCGCACCTATGAAGGTGCAGTAGCACAGACCCCGAATGCAAAGGAAGAGTTACAGCGCGCCGTTGTAACGTGCTTGCTATTCGAGAACACGTTCTACGAGAAGGGCAACGACATTGCCGAGCGCATTGCTCAACTTGTTCCACAAGTTGATCCACAGGTTGTTGCACAACTTGCCGACGACACACGTAACAAGTATGGGTTGCGCCATGTGAGTTTGTTTTTAGTGCGCGAGTTGGCGCGACATCCACAGAGGCATAAGGTCAAAGTGGCTAGTTGTATTGAAAGTGTAATACAAAGAGCCGACGAGCTAGCTGAATTTTTATCCCTGTACTGGGCTACTTAGTGCCATTAGTAGACAAACAAAGAAGGGCTAAGTATAGTAAAGAGTACAGAGAAAAAAACCTCGATAAGGTAAACGCCAAGAATAAAAAGTGGAAGCAAGAAAACAAACGCCTAGTACAAGAGCACAATAAGAGGTGGTTGCTTAATTATCCTGAGTACAACAAGAGAAGAAGTCAAATCAGGATCAAGAAGCTATACGGTCTGACTGTAGAAGACTTTGAGAAGCTACTGGCTCGCCAAGGACAAAGGTGTGCTATATGTGGGTTTGGATTTACTGGCCGCAAAAAGGTTGTAGACCACGACCACGCTGGCGGTCAAGTGAGAGGTATACTGCACTTTGAGTGTAATGTGTTGCTAGGCTTAGCCCAAGAAAGAACTGAAACACTGTACGGGGCTATAAGATACTTAAAAGATTGGGAGTACGACAATGCGTGAATCTGCGGCGATAAAAAAAACTCCTATTGCAGCCCAAGTAAGAAAAGGGCTCGCCAAGGCATTCCAAAAGTTTGATGAATATTCCCTAGGAAAATACAACAGGGATAGTGCTATAAAACTGAGGGATGTAATGTTCCTAGTCCATCCTAAGCCAAAAGATGATGAGCAGGCCGCAGTCTGGAAAAGGCTGGTAGACGGCACGCTCAAGACCCCAGATACATGGGAGACAGCACTCTCTAGTGGTGCCGACAAGAAAGCTACGTGGGAACGTCTGATCGCTGAGAAGAAGCTAGGTGGCCTGGCCACCTTGCGCAACTTGCGCAACATGGACCAGGCTGGGGTTGTCAAGGCAACAATTAAGGTTGCCATCGGGCAGGCTAACTACAAAGGAGTCCTCCCCTTTCAGTTTTATGCTGCTGCAAGGGCTGTACCGGGTCTTGAGGCCGCACTTGAGCCTAAGATGCTAGAAGCGGGCGAGGGCCTCACCAAGATGCCAGGCGAGACGGTGTTCCTCGTTGACGTGAGTGGCAGCATGGATGCCATGCTGAGCGATAGAGGAACCTTGAATAGGATCGACGCGGCCAGCGCCTTAGCGGTGTTGCTACGCGAGTGCTGCGAGGATGTGAGGATCTTTACGTTCTCGAACAGTCTAGTCGAGGTGCCTAATAGGCGGGGCTTCGCCCTTGGAGATGGGATTCACAACTCGCAAACTCATGGTAGCACTATGCTTGCACAGGCACTAAAGCGCCTACAAGCTATGGTACCTACTAGCTCGCGCATCATCGTTGTGACCGATGAGCAGAGCCAGGATGGTAGTATCAAGGCTTGGACCAAGGGAGCTTACAGCATCAACGTTGCGCCCTACCAGCCGGGCCTTAACTACGGCAACGGCTGGACCCATATCAACGGTTGGAGCGAGAGGATCGTAGACTACATTATGGCCGTGGAAGGTGAGCAGCTATCTTCCTAATATGCCCTAGGAAGTCGGCTTCTAGCATGTTAGCTTTTGCGGCATTGCACTTAGCACATATAAGTTGTCGATTTTCTTTGATATCAGCGCCACCGAGGGATATGGGTACGACGTGATCTACTTGGCCATGGCCTTCTTGGCCTCTTGGAATAAGTAATGAACACGGATCACCACAGTAAGGACACGTACCATGGGACAAATCGTACTTCTTGGCCCGGTACTTGCGAATATACTGGACGTGGCGATCCCTATATTCCTTTGTGGCCTTGTATGCTTTATGTCTAGCCGCCACTTCGGGGCTTGGTACGTAGGTCTCCATGTACTTACGTTTCCGTTCCTTAACTTCGGGGCGTTGATCGTAGGCTTTTTGCCATGCACGGTATGCTAGGCTCTTTTTGTCCATGAGAATAACTTAGGTCAATCTCTTGACAAAAGCAACCGTATGGATTAGATTATCTGTTGACGTTGTTGACGATAAAGGAGCCTTTGTATGAGTGAAATTACACCGATTATACTACCCCCTTCTCTAGCTAAACGCCAATCGCCTGCTGGAAGCCATCATTTAGGATTGAAGGCACTATTTTATGGCCCGCCTAAATCTGGTAAGAGCTTCGCACTAGCATCGTTCCCTTCACCAATAATGGCACTCTCGTGCGGTGAAAATGGTATCGAGCTTTACTTACACCCAGAGCGCGGCGACGCTAGTGTCTTCGTTGACGACGCTGACAGTTACCTCGCGGCACTGAACTTTGCTCTTACCAACCCCGCCGTTAAGAGTATCGTAGTTGACGGCATCAACCTTGCGTTCGCTGATTGGATGAGTTCGTGGGAGGATGAGCTTAAGGTAGAGGAACTTAAGGGGCCACACTGGCGTAAGGTCAAAGGCCCCTGGCGGGAAGTGCATAGGCGTGTAATGAATAGCCCTAAGAACTTCGGGTGCAGCGCATGGCCCAAGGGGGTTAAGTACGTACAGGAAACGCAAGAAGCCAAGATGCCCGGCGCGGAACCCAAGAAAAACCTAGTTATCCTTGAGCAAGACGCCCCACATGTTGAGGCCATGATTCCTTTCGCAGTTGATATGTGCCTAAAAACGGAGATTGAGCTTAACAAAAAATTTGCACCTACGGCGATACACCGAATTACTTACATGGGTGGGCGGAGGCCAGCTTCAATCCCGGCAAGTGAATTACATACTGGGAAGTTCTGGCGTTTCGATTCTAGCAAGGTAGACGAGATATCACCATTCGATAAGGTCCTAAAACCTATCATTGAAAAGTGGCAAGACGGTGCTATTGAATACGTTGGGCTCAATCCTAAAGAGGGAGAACGAGAAGTAACGGCCGCAAAAGTTGCCTATGAGGATCAAGTCGTTGGCGCAGTTCTTGCGGGGTTCAAAGAGGCAACCACAATGGACGGCTTAGTTAAGGTTTGGAATGAGAGTGAAGCGGCACGACTAGAATTACCACCCAATAAGCGCGACATAATCAATGCGGCCAAGAATGCCCGCAAAGGAGAACTGGCATGAAGAAGATTGTAACCTTCGAAGATTGCCGCAAGGCGGCGATGCAAGGCCTTGGCAAACTTCATGCTAAGGAAATGGGTAGGATAAAGAAGGCCAAGAACATCCGGCAGCTAGCAGTCGCGAGCGACTGCCTCGTTGGGCCAAGCGTGGAAAAATTGTTTACGCGATTCGAGATGCAGAATCAGAGAGAGGATAACAGCTAGTTGCCACATAAGGACCCTCTGACCTTAAAAGAGTACAAGCGTCTATGGAGACTTAAGCCCGAGAATTTGGCCAAGGAGCAAAGCAAAGAGTATAAAGAAAGGCATCGTAATAATGCGAGGGTACGCCGTTGCAAACTAAAAGAAGACCCAGAAGCTTATAACGCGGCGTTGGAAGCAAAGAGAAAATACAACGCTACCCCCACGGCAAAAAGATTGAGAAGCCTGGCCAGAGCGACGTATTATAGGAGAGGTAAGAGAAGTGAGAGACATCCATTAGCTAAGGCA